GATAGAGTTTCTTATAAAGCACTATGAAGAATGAGCCAGACTAATCTTTTTCAAGCTAATGTATCGCAGGGAGGAGATGATCCTACCCGTACAGCCAGGCAGGTAGAGATAGTAGATAAGTGGCAAGCTAATCGTGGTAAGGGCACTCTGGAAGCAGTTACCGGATTTGGTAAGACAAGAACAGCTTTAATGGCTGCAGAACGTCTTATTAATAGTCCTAATGCTAAGACTCAGAGAGATCTTACGGTTATTGTACCTAGTATAGAACTTAAGAAAGACTGGGAAGAGAAGTTAAAGTATTACGATTTTCCTAGCCGTGTATTTGTAGTTAATACATACATCAATATATATAGCCTAGAATCTCCTAGAGAAACATCACTGTTGGTACTTGATGAGTTTCATCGGTATCACTCACCTGAACATGGCAGAGTGTTTGAAGCTACTAACTATAATTTTATATTTGGTACTACTGCTACTATAGATGACACAGATCCCAAGTTCATTAGAATGAAAAAGTTGTGTCCTATTATAGACACAGTTAGTCTAGAAGAAGCTACAGCTAATAACTGGGTAAGTGACTATACTATTTTTAATCTAGGCATAGATATGAGTCCTGAAGAAAAGGAATACTATGGCCGGCTAGGTAGACAGTATAATAAGTACTTTAAGACCTTTGACTTTGAGTTTGGAACAGCTATGGACTGTCTCTCTAATAAAGATGCCAGACGAGATTACGCCAGACAGATAGGTTGGGATGAAGGGGCAATTATGACTCATGCTGTTCAGTTTTCTAGAATTGTTCAGAAGCGGAAACATTTTTTGTATGAGTTACCTTCAAAATTAACTGCTGCTAAGGAGATTATAAATAGGTTTTCTGACCATATTTTCATAAGTTTCAGTGAGTCAACTGACTTTGCTGACCGACTTGCAGAAGAGCTCCCAGATATTGCAGTTCCTTACCACAGTAGCCTAGCTACGCTTATCAAGGTAAAAGGAACAGATGAAGTCGTTGCTAAATCCACTAAAGTAAACGGTAAGACCAAGTATAAAGATTTAGACACCGGTATTACCCATTCGTGGGCTAATATCAAGAAGGTATATCCTAAGAAAAAGCTTAAAAGACTAGGTAAGACCAGACGAAGAGACCAGTCTATCAGACTCTTTAAAGAAGAAGATAATGGTATACGTCTTATTAGTACAGCACGAGCGTTAGATGAGGGTTTTAATGTACCCAGAATAAACGCTTCTATTGTAACCTCAGGGTCGTCTAAAACCAGACAGAGTATTCAGAGATTAGGTAGAATGATTAGGCAAGAAGAAGGTAAAAGAGCCTTTCAAGTAGAAATCTACATAAGGAATACACAAGATGAAGTCTGGCTACGTAGTCGACAGAAGGAGTCAATTAACGTTAACTGGATAGACAGAATAGATGAAATAAACATATAACAAGAAGTATTAATGATAATTGAAGTAGATTTTGACTTCTTAGTAAAACATAAGATGTCAATAGAGCAATATATGCTCTGTTACGTCTTACACATGGACAAGCAGTCTATTAAAAATGGAGAGCGTCAAGAACGTAAGAGCGGCTCTCCGGTAGCTATTATTTATAAGTATACAGAGAATGTAGCTCCAATCAGTCCAAGAGGTATGAAAGATCTCATAGATAGAGGATACCTGGAGAAGACTGGCCCTAAGCTTGTACCTGATATGCTAGAAGTGACGAATAAGTTTAAACAGGAAGTATTTAATCACTGGACTAATTTCCAGCAACTCTTTGACATATATCCGGATCGTATAAGCTTTGGCCCAGGTAAACACTCAGCTTCTTTGAAGTCTTTAGATAGGCCTCAGGAAGAAGTGGCCGAGTCTTATACTAAAGTAGTTAGGACTAACAAGAAGCACAAAGAAGTTTTAAAGATCGTGCAGTGGGCTAAAGAAAAGAATCTAATCAGAAAAGGTATTCAGAAGTTTATTTACTCCCGTGACTGGGACATTCTCAAGGAAAAGTATGAGGTTGACTTTACTGACGATACCACAGATAGCTATGAGGTTTTTATATGACAGATGGACGAAATATGATTATTAACTCTGATTATGATGAATTTCTCGACCAAGTTGAGAAAGGTATTAGAGGAGATAACACGTTCATCCCGGTAGGATTCTCTAAACTAAATCCACATATCGGAATCGGTAAGGGTATTTACATCATGATAGGCGGAGAATCTGGTACAGGAAAGACTGCTTTAGTTGACGAGATGTTTGTACTTAACCCGTATGCGTGGTATATGGCAAACAGAGAGAGGACGGATAAGAAGCTCCGTATCATTTACAGATCAATGGAACGATCTAAGACACATAAAATAGCCAAATGGGTTTGTTTAAGACTGTGGCTTAAGTATAACATCCTTGCAGATGTTCCCACAGTACTTGGTTGGAGAACAGATAGAAGTAAAATTACTCCAGAAGTCTATGCTAAGATAAAAGAGTGTAGAGACTATTTTGAAGAAATGTTTGATGTAGTTCAGATTATAGATGGAGCTACCCATCCAACAGGTATGTACATGCAGTGTAAAGGTATATCCCTGTCTGAAGGTTTTCTTATTAAAAGTAACGATGAAGACATAGTAAAAGTAGATCACAAGAACCCTAAGGGTAAAGTGATTAAGAAGTTTTCTAAAGAACATTACAAGATTACTAAAGGCGGTACCAGAGTTTATTATGAAGAGGTGAACCTTAAGGGTGAGCCAGAGATGATTACTCAATACTACACCAAGTACTATCCTGATAATCCTAATGTCATAAACGTTGTATTAGGTGATCATAATGGTAAGTGGAAGAATGAGCGAGGGTATAGTGAAAAGCAAACCCTCGATAAAGCTTCACAGTACTATGGTGAGCTAAGAGATATATATGGTTGGAGTCCTATAGCAGTCAACCAGTTTAATAGAAATATAGCTGATACGACACGGCGAGTTAAACTTGATCTTACTCCTGAGAAACAGGACTTTAAAGGGTCAGGTAATATGTATGAAGATGCAGATTTTGTCTGTGCTATATTTAATCCTGCAGAATCGAATATTAAAGAGTTCAAAGGATATAAAATACCTTTATTTAATAACACAAAAGGTTTTAATAGATTCAGAAGTCTTCATATACTAAAGAATTCATACGGACTAGATAACATTATTACAGCACTCTCTTTTGTAGGAGAATGTGGACACTTCGAGCAAGTCAATAAGCCCAAAGAATTGACTCCGGAAGACACAAAGTATGCTGCTAATCCAGAATTATGTCCCCCTAATCCAAATCAGAAAGTAATTCAACTAATATGAGTAAACTTGTAGGAGTGGCCGGGCCTTCCGGTCATGGAAAAAGTACCGGTTTGAGAAACTTGGATCATACCAAGACTCTCGTGATTAATGTAGCTGGTAAAGATTTCCCTTTTCAGGGATCTCGTAAGCTATACAATAAAGAGAACAAAAATTACCTCGAAGCAACTACGTCTGATGATGTAGTAGCTATACTTAAAAATGTGTCAGCTAAGATGCCTCACATCAAATATGCGGTCGTTGATGACTTTCAGTATATCGTAGGTATGGAATTTGTAGATAAGGCCTTAGAGAAAGGATATGACAAATTCAGTGCTATGGCTCAGCATATGGTAAATATAGTTAAGCCTCAATTGCACCAGAAACTAAGAGATGACTTATATGTTATCATCTTGACTCATGATGAGATAGTAGAAAAAGACTATCAAAAAGAGCGTAAGATGAAGACTGCCGGTAAGCTGGTAGATCAGCATATAACTCTAGAAGGTTTCTTTACAGTAGTATTCTTCACGCAGATTAAGAAGCTTGAAGGCCAGGAAGAACCGTCCTATTTCTTTAGAACAAGAACAGACGGTATTTGTAACTCCAAATCTCCAATGGGTATGTTTGAAGATGCTCTTATACCCAATGATTTAGAACCTATCATGAACAGAATGGAAGAGTACTATGGTACAGACGAGAACAGCTAGTTAAGCTCGTAAAAAGCACTAGCAAACACGATTAATCGTAAAACAACAACATACATAGGATAAATTAATATGGACTTATCACAAGCAACAACGGTAAGAAAAAGCTCAGTACAGACTCAAGATTTCGATCTGAGATACAAGTATTCTAACGGAAAGTTCCAACTTTCTGACCGTTTCTATTCTAACAAGAACATGAACATGAATGGTCTTACGTTTCACCTGATTGAGCATGAAGGAGAAACAGTTCTTCTTGTGTCTATCCGATTAAACGAAGAATCAGTATTCTACAAAGGCAAAGCTGGAGATGCTGATAAAGCTACTGACTTTGCATACAGTGTACTGGAAAACTCTCTGAAAGACTTCAACATGATAGATACAGAGAGTTCAGACCGGTTTGAGAACTTTACACTGAATCCGGTAGGTGAGAATGAAGGTTATTCTTACTTCCAAATTGTACCTCGTGGCGAAGGATCAGATGAAATCGCAGACGAGCCTTCAGAAGAAGTAGAAGCAAAAACAGATCTGACTGGAGAGCCAGTAGACGATTCTTCTCAAGAGGATGAGGCTGAAGAAGCTACGGCAGAAGCAGAGACAGAAGATGCTGTTGCTGAAGGAGAATACGATCCGTTCAGTTAAGTATATTGAGGGGTAGAGATACCCCTCTTTCTTTTAATAATCATTAAAACATAATAAAGATACATATATGAGTAATTTTCAATTTGGTACCAGTAAAGACACTATCCAAGATACATCAGGTGCGCCTAGAATGGCTAACCCTTTTCTTGGCAAGGTTAAACTAGCCGGACTTCCAGAAGTTCGTACTATTAAGGCTAAAGATGGTACAGAGTATCCTAATATCCTTGCATTCACGTTCAAAGCTCAGCCCGGAGAAACAGATGTTGCTGATAATGAAGTAGGCGGGTTTCTTCTAGAGAAACTTGAATGGCCTCCACGTGACGAAGATTCACAAGATAAGGTAAGTAATAAGACCGGCCGTATCGGTTACATCATGTCTAAGTTCTTACCGGAAGAAGACGCCCTTATTGATCCTAGTCAGATTAAATCCTGGGAACACTTTATTGACACAGTGATTAATCGGTTTGAGAAAAATCCTGATTGTCTAAACAACGTAGTTAGAATCAAAGCGCCGGCCAGCGAGTACAAAGGTAAGGTTGACTTTGATATTCCTAACTACAAAGGCTTTATTCAAGCTTCTAAAGAGGATAATCCTCTGGCTTTCTCCAAGAAAGAGACAGCAGCTAACAACAAGTGGCTAGCTACTCAAAGTATGGAAGCAGATAATGCTCCTGATGAAGATGGTGCAAACCTCAACTTTTCAGATGATGACGATCTGTTTTAAATAAAGCATACTAAAGAAGACCTATAAGAAAAAATCAAAGCAAGGCTACAATTATAGTAGTCTTGCTTTTTTAATCATCTCCTATGACTCAATTAGATTTTGGAACAAACAAAGAGACTATTGAAGGTTCTACACTTTGGAGTAGAAGTAAAATTCTATCACAAGTAGGCCAGGAAGAGATCTTTGAACAATTTTTAAGAGTACCTGTAGATTATAGAGGACTGTTTAGAAGCCCTATAAGAGAAGATGAGAATCCAACCTGCTCCTTTAAATGGGTAGATGGTAAGCTATTATTTAGAGACTGGTCAGAATCCAGAGCTAAAGATTGTTTTGATATAGTTAAAGAGATACATCATTGTGATTTTTATACAGCTTTAGAAGTAGTTGCTAAAGAGTTTAATTTAACACATAAAGATCCTAGACAGGGTTATACTCCTAAGACAGACTTATCCTTAGAAAGCTATGAGAGGCATAAGAATAACGAGAAGAGTATCATAGAGATTAAACGACAGCCGTTTACCCCTCAAGATGTGAGATACTTGAAGCAGTACCATTTAACAAAAAAGATTGTAGACTATTATAATGTGTTTGGTGTGAAAGCCGTATGGTTAAACGGTAGATTGTTTTATACAAATTCTATTGATAAACCTGCAATAGCATATTACTTTGGTTTAGACGATAAAGGACGACAGAAGTGGAAGATATACTTCTATAAAACACGAGACTCTTGGAGATTTATAGGAAATACAAACAGAATTAATGGGTGGGTACAAATACCTAGAACTGGAAAACTGCTAGTCATTACGAAGTCTTTAAAAGATGTGATGTGCTTAGCTAAATTTGGGATACCTGCAATAGCTATGCAAGGAGAGTCTCAGATTCCATATGATTATATTATTGAAGAGCTTAAAGAAAGATTTGATATTATTTACACACTAATGGACTATGATAGAGCCGGTATAAACGCTGCTTGGAAGATCAAGAAGCTGTATGATATACCTGCTATGTTTTTCAGAGACGAGTATGATGCTAAAGATTTTTCAGACTATCTTAAAGATAATGGAGTGGAAGACACTCAAAAGATAGTAGAGCAAGCACTGACTCACATAGGCCTAGATCCATCTGAATTTAAGCTACCCTTATAATGAATCCAATTCAAACATTAACGATATCAAAGTATATTAAGAAGGTGCAGATGTCTAAGAAGCGCCGGAAGAAGTATTACAGACGACAAAAAGGTAAATGGAAACCCAGAGATCTACCCCCTACCTATCAGGATAAAATAAATGTAGGAGACTGGAGTGTAGATAAGAAGGGCTATTTACGTATAGAAGATGGCACTAAGAAAGTAGCTAATCCACAGGCAGCTGGTACTCCCAGATATGAGAGTTTATCTGGAAATAGCTTTATGGCCGGCTTTAATAGCTACCACATTAGACGTAAGCTAACGGGTGAACTCAAGAAGTTTTACACACCGTTTGTTAAAGATCAGCTAAGACCATTTAACCCTTCAGAAATACCCCTCATAATTACGTGGGACTTTTATACTACCACAGGAAAGGTAGATTGGGACATGGATAACATGTTCTTTTATTGGAAGTATTTACAGGATGTATTAGTGAACGAGAACATCCTGCCTAATGATACTATTCAGTATATAACTTTCCCCCCTTCAGGCAGATTACGTCCGGTAAAGAAATGGAGTGATCGGAAGTTTGTCTTTAAATTTTACACAGACTCTAATAAAGAGTTAATTACTCATTTTAAACAAGAAGGCTTATTACTATGACAGATGCAGCGATAGCCCATCAGGATATGAACCATACACCGGTATCCTATTCAGCAATGAAGAAGTTCCGGGAAGGTGGTATTCATAATTATTACCGTTACAAAGAGCGTGAGCTAGACGAAGTAACATCAGACAGCCTGGATCTAGGCACACTAATAGACGAAAAGCTTCTTAATGAAGCAAAATTTAATGATAAGTTTGTCATACAGACATCATCTGCTCCCTCTTCATCTAATCAGATAAAGTTTTGTGAGCATGTGCTTAATGCAGCAGATGTAACTGACGATGTGCTAATGGAAGCTTACCGGATTAGCTATGCTAACCCTCCTAAAACAGATAAAACTCTGTTAAAAAAGGCTAAAGGAGTTTATGAGGCTAATGAAGCTTACATAGAAGAAGCTCCTAATCTTGTAGGTAAGAAGACGTATTCAGAAGATGACTCTTTTGCTCTTAATCAGATTAAGATGAACATCATGGGTCACAAGAAGCTTGGGCCTATATTTGATGCTATCGACGGTAACAGCTATGATGGTATAGAAGTTATGACTCATATAAAGCTAGAAGGGATGATGCACGGCCTTCCTATTAGAGGAGAGCTTGATTTAGCTATCATTAACCATACTAGAAAAACTGTCAGTGTACAGGATCTTAAGAGTACTTATGTGCACTTGCCTAATTTTAAATATCAGGTAAAGAGTAACGATTATGTGATGCAGCAAGTTATCTATGAACAGCTAGCTCTGCAGAATATAGTTCCGAAAGGTTATGAGTTACTAAATCCTAAGTTTATTGCTGTAAAGACATCCGGTAGTTATGATGTAGCAAGTATATCTATTCCTTCAATTTGGATGGAACAAGAAAAGACACAGCTGAAAAAAGATTTTGAGCTACTTAGCTGGCATTACGCTAGTCGTAAATTCAAATATGACAGGGAGTACTATGAAGGAGATGGTACTATAGAATTAGAGTTCCTCCTGGAAGACCTGGACAAATGGAAAGCCAGCGTAGAGCATTAGCTCTCTTAGGGCAATCTTGGGGAGAATTCTTACATAGGGAATTCACTAAGGATTATATGCTACATATAGGTAAATCAGTGGCTAAAGCTAGAAAGCTTGTCACTGTTTATCCTGATAAAGACTCTGTGTTTCGAGCTTTTAAGCTCTCTCCTTACAGAAATACACGAGTCGTAATTGTAGGACAAGATCCTTACTACAATGGACAAGCAGATGGGCTAGCCTTTAGCTCTCAGAAAGAAGAGATACCTGCTTCTCTTGAAAATATATTCAAAGAAATAACAGGAGACTTAGATATAGAGGTAAAACAGTCACCAGACCTTACCCGGTGGGCTGAACAGGGTGTCTTGTTATTGAATAGCCATTTAACAGTTAATAAAGGCCAGCCAGCCTCACATTCTAGGTTAGGTTGGGACAGGTTTACAGGTCGGGCTATTAAAGCTCTAGGCCTGTGCCCTGTTCCTACTGTTTTTATGTTATGGGGAAATCATGGTAAGAGTTTAGAACATCTGATAGAACCCTCTAATCACTTGATACTAAAAGCGGCTCACCCGTCTCCCAGATCAGCTTATAAGGGATTCTTTGGGTGCAATCATTTTAGTAAGTGCAATACCTTTCTAACAAACAATAACTTAAAACCAATAAACTGGACATAATTATGCAACTAAACGATATAACAGTAGATCTAGACGTTATAGATGTTGACAACACTGGAGATATAGCTACACAATCGTATACACTGCCTCTGACAGGTAAAGTGCCTGTAGATAATGGTATTATGATGATTTACCAATCTCCTAATTTCTTTGGGTATGCAGTAACATTTGGGGCGTTCTATAAAGATAACACCAAAGAAATAGATTCATCTCCATCTGCATCAGTCTCTTGTAAAGCTTCTGTATGCTCTCCTAATGACGAGTTTGATAAAGGTCTGGGTATTCAGATTGTTATTGGGCGTCTCGTACAAGCTGAAGATTGGGATAGTATAGTGGTCTCTAGGACTAAGGAAGAAGTAGAAGTAAGCCTTAATGCATCTGTTCAAAATGCAGCTGCTGAGCTAGCAGAATACCTGCACCACAGAGATGAATGTATGGCTATGTTTGGCATGAGTCAAAGGACTGTCAACAATAGTCTGGAAGAGCAATTTTCTAGGTTCAAATAAAAACCGGTTA